CTCAAAATACATTGATTCGTCATCTACTTGCATAACTAAAATTGACCGCCACTTATAAGGTTGTCTGCAGCTTCTTTAGCTAAGTAGTTGATTGCAGCTTTTTGGCCGTATATCAGCTTTGCAAGCATTTGGCAAACTTCATACATTTCCTGCATATTTCCTTCCTCTTTCAAAACCTCTAGCCCGCGCATCAACCTCTCGCGTTGCAGCTGGGTTTCTAGTGGTAAGTCAAACGCATTTAGCTTGCTCCAAGCATCTTTCTGCGGCTGATTCGGCTGCGGATCTTGTGTCATAGCAGTCGGGAAGATAATGAATCATTCCACCATGATTGTACCAAGCCCGAAAATATCCACCATTGATAGAAGTGAAGCTGACACCTGTCTGCTGGTGGTAGTTGCCCGTTGCCATCTGTGACTGCAGTCTTTTCGCATCCCTGATTTTGCCTAAAATAACCTTGTCAGGGAACACTGCATGTACTCTCGGATTGATGACATTTACCTCATCAGCCGCCGGGAGTCCAAAAAAAGATTCAGGTCTACTATCTACGAAATGTGGGGTGGCGAGTGCGCTTATTGCGGCAAGCCCGCCCGATCGCTCGACCATGTAGTCCCTAGACATAAGGGCGGCCTCACTGTTACAGAAAACTTAATACCTGCTTGCTTATTTTGCAACGGAAATAAGGGAGCTGAGAATTGGATTGAGTGGTATCGCAAACAAGATTTTTACACAGCTGATCGTGAGGCCACTATCTGGCTCTGGTTAGGCCAGAACTTGTTATGCGAAGACCCTTGCCTGTTGGCGGAGCCATTTCGCGGCGTCTTCTCTGCTATAGAACAGCGCCATCTTCTCACCAGTAATGCACAAAATTGCACTGCGTCCCTCAACGTAAACTTGGCGCATGCTGCTTTTAGTAAGTGTCTTCATTTGTAACCTCCTTGTAAAACGCATTAAATTATACCGTTTTGCTAATGGCGAATATGTAGCAACGTGATACCGTCAATTTGGTCAGCAATAAATCAATGCTTGACATGAGAACACTTGACAACTGGGTGCGCATAAAGCGTTCGCTTGAACAAGCTGGCAAAACTGACACATTCTTCTACAGGCGTGCCGTTGCTATTCTGCGCGGCCGGCCAGATCCACTAACCAACACCTCACCGCTTTTTGTCGAAACGGATTACATCGCTGATGGTTGGGATTAGCCACTGATCAACACGCACGCAAACTTGTATGTTTGCAGGGTTAGCGCAGTTTACGACCACGACAGACCAAAACTTCGTGATATAAACGCAGACCTGAAGCCAGATTACCCAAACATTAGTCATCGTTAATCACAATCATCCAGCCGCTTTTGGGGCCATCAATCATCCACCTGCGCTCGAAGTCGCTGCGATCAACCCTTACATAGGCACCGCTCAGCTTTTTCTCATGCGTGCCCTTGTGCATATCAGGCATGCCGGCAGGGTCATGAATTGTTAGGCCGTACATGTCGTAGCCCGTCACTACAACCCAGTGCCCTGGCCCATACGGGCGCTCACCTTTTGACAAGTCTCCTTTGGCGAGAATCCCAACAGCTACAGGCCGCCCCTGATCAATTAAATCGAACAGCAGCGACATGCTGCCATATTGCATAAACACAGCCCGCAAGCCCAAGCTGCGCAGCGCCAGTATCTGAGCATTAACTGAGGTTGTATCGCCAAAGCGCTCACGAGTCAGGTTGTACTCGTCGTCAGAATGCACAACGTCTTTCTCAGCCGCGAGCATTGCTGCTGCACTTGAGAAGCATTCGCGATAACCCTGCCCTGACTCGTTGTCGTGCTGCTTGAAATACGGCACAAGCAACCACTGCGACTTGCCGCTGGTTTTCCAAGTTTCAAACCAGTCAGAGTCACGGGCTAGCAACTCAGCCGGCATAGCCTCCTCAAGCTGCTGGATTGCAGCAATTTGATGCGGGGTGCCCCTGTAGAACTGAAAGAAAGGGAGCAGCGCTAACGGTGCCATAACAAACAACGCAGCGCGTTTCACTCTTCCTTTTTGCGTGGAAACATTGCAATTTCTAAAAGGTTGACCAACTTGTCATCGATCTCGTTATCGGTGGACTCAACCAGCTTCTTGACGCAATCAATGATCAGCTTTTTTACAGCGTCAGACTTGACAAATGCCAGCATCACTGGCTTGAGCAGCAAGATCATGAGCTTTCTGTATTTGCTCGCATGTTAGGTCTGCTTGCTAGGCCCTTCCAACCGTGCGACCGATGACTCAAGCGTCCTAAGACGTTCAAACACTTCTTGGTTGGTTTGACGGATGTCTTGATGTACAAGGTCTAACCGTGAAGTCAAATTATCAACTGCTGTTGTAAGCCTTACAAGCGAATCACGGCCTTGCTGGTTTTGGCGAGTGAAGCCACTGAAGCCCAAGGCTGCTGCGGTTATTGACGCGCCACAAATTGCAGCCCACACTTCAATCATGGCCGTCTCCGCTCGCTTTTATCATGGCAGACACACCAGACGACAGCAATGAACAGCAGAAGGACGGACCAACGCTTGCTGATGGCGTTCGGCTTATTGTTCTCGGTTGGTCTGCGACCCTGCTGACTATCTCTTACTTGGGCATCTTTCCAAGCATGAAGATGGATTCAACTTTTGTAGCATCTTTGCTTACAGGCGCCATGGCCGGCTTTGGAATTGAAAGAAAATCTGGTAACGCAACTAAAAAAGACGCACCTAAAATTCCAACAAACGGAAAATAGATCATGAAACGCTCTTTACTGTTCCTGCTTGCCTTGGGCGTTGCAGCCCCAGCACAGGCAGACCTTGTGCATCAGATCTCGTCTTCTGTGCAGCTCAGTGTTGACGCAGCAGCAGCGCAAACAACACGCTTAGGCTCTACCTACTCAGTCAGTGGTTCTGGGGTGAGTACAACCGATGGCACCACTGCAAACGTGCTAGGCGGCTTTGGCAATGTCACCAACGGCGTGCCTGCTATCACCAACATCACGGCATCACAAGCCACTAGCGGTAACGCCTTCAGCTTTTCGCAGAGCTACATAGAGGGCGACAGCACCAGTACCACCAGCACAAGCTTGACTAATGGCGCAGTCACTGCTTTGCCGTTGCTGGGGCAGACCACAACCACAGGCGGGGGTGTTGCTGGATCACTTGCAGGCACCGTGACTAACGGTCACGCAGTTACCGTAACTGCAGGCGGTACAGGTACATCGGTCATCGGCCAAACCATCACCTCCCTGACTATCGGTGACTGATGCGCGTTCTAGTTTTTGTGCTGCTCTTTGCAGGTTCTGCGAGTGCGGTGCCCGTGACACCTCAGTTCAGGACTGGGACTATGACCAGCAACACGCGCAGTACCACGCAAATCGTCGAAAACATCAAATCAGTCGATTTCGCTACTGGCTACACCTATTCCGTGAGCGGGTCTGGGGTGACCAGCAGCGGGGCACTGATTCCGCAAGCGGCTACAACCCAGAGCGTGACGATGGAGGGCGTGCAATCGCAATGGCAGGGGCTACCGCTCAGCAGCAAGCCTATTTATCAGCAGCAAACCCAAGGCGCAGCATTTCAGCTGACAGAGCACTACAGCGGGCCAGGATTGCAGACGGTGACCACCGTGCAGCGCACAACTTCGATCGAAACCGTCACGGACTCCACCCCGGTGTTTGGGCCTTAGCGCTCTTGCCGATGCCCGCCTGGGGCCAGGTCAACGCCACAGCAGCACCTAGCTCCGTCAGCAACGGGTCAGTCACAAACATGGCTGTGCAGACGATGGGTGGACCTTTTCCTACTTACCACCTAGGCCCTAATCAACACAGCTGCATGGGTCCGCAGCTCAGCATCAGCCCCTTTGTCACCAAATCGCATAGCTACACCCTGCCGCGCACGCAATACCAACGCACGCCCTTCTACAACCCGCTTGATGCTGATGAAGACAACGTGCCTGACAAGCCGGGCGAAATTATGTTCTATCAAGAGACTCCCACGGGGCAAAAAGATAGTCATGCACTGAACTATGGGATTAGTGCCACTATCTCAATTCCGCTAGATGGTGGGTTGACAGCACGCTGCAAAGCTTTGGGCGATACACATCAAAAACTAATGGAGCAAAAGTTGGCCCACGCCAAACTTGATTACGAGAT